CTTTGTCGAGAAGCACCATATTTCGCAGCATTAGACTTAGTAGTGTAGTAGACAGCAGAACGGCCCCTACCAACTTTTCGTAGGTTCAAAGAACTCGCCCGGGCAGAAGGCATGTCCTTCTCTTGTTGATAAGTGAATACGTAGTAGGCCATATTTATTAAATATTATACACCATTAGATCTTGCGCGGACTAATAAGTAGAGCATCAATCACACCATCACTGTCATTCGCAGTATACGCCTCAAGCGCAATCGCAAACGCCATATCACCAGGGGCAGCTTTTGCAGAAATACCGGCAACTGTATACGTACAAAGAAAATCACCAACAGCAATGTCTGTTGTACCGTTTACTTTTAACCATTTTGTAAAACCTCTTGTTTGAATCTGAGTATAATTACCAGCAGAAATCAATGTCCCAGCACAAACTCCGAAAACCATGTCATTTCCCTGGACAGTAGTTTGGTCTACTTCATCACCATCCGCAACAGATTTAAAGATAACCACTTCGCCTCTGGATATATCAATACTGTCACCATTTTTCATAGTTACCGTTTCTACTCTTTGTATCTCAGTACCACCTAAAATATTGTCAACTAGCGTGTTGGATTCTTGAATGTTAATTCGGTCTGCTGGAACAATTGTTGATGAGGTAGCTTGGGTTGAGACACATCCAGTAAAAATATTCTTGTCCGAAATACTTGAAGAAAAGTTAAAATCAAAGCCAGTATTAGCTACTGACACACAGCTCGAAATAATACAATTGTCTCCATTTATATAAATTCCATCGCCCGTGTTAGAAAAAGTAGAACAATTTGAAATCATTAGGTGGCTATTGTTTATATAAATTCCATATAAACCATTCTCATTTGCTGTACATTGTACAAGCGATGAGTTAATTGCAAATTGAATTATTGAATTTATATCAAAACCACTCTCAGTGTTACTATTCGAGATACACTGATTTAAAGAAAAATATAAAACTTGCTTAGAGGTACCACCATTCGCATCGATTTCAAACCCATTTCCAGTATTATCCTTAAATACAGTATTATTTATGTTGAAATATAAAGTATCTCGATCTGTTGACCCGTCACTAAAAATCTGAAAACCATGGCTAGAATTGGTATCGAAAGATCCATCTCTTACGGAGAAAGATTGACAACTCTCAATAAAGACACCGATGACTGAGCTAGTTACTTGGACGTTCAGAAGAGAAAAGGAATCACAGTATTTTATATAAACACCAGCGTTGTCCGTAGAATCTCGTACAGTGAGTTGTTCAAGACTGAAACTATTTAAGGGAGTCCCGTTTGTGCCTAAATACTTAATCTGAAACGAAGCAGAACCAAAATCAATAATCGTCTGGTCGATACCCTCCCCGATAATATTAATCTTTGATGCACCCACAATATCGTAATCAGGCCGGTGGACCCCAGCCAGCAGGATAAGCGTTCCCCCTCCGGCGCTCTTGAGTGACTCCAGCGCTGGCCGAATATCCTCACCCGCTTTCACTGTCGCAGAGCGGCCAAACGTACCTGAGGTACGCGATACAGACCCCTGGAGCAAAGCGTTACCGCCACCTTCACCGCCGCCAGCAACTTGGGGTGCTTGCGCACTGCCCTGCACCGGTGCAGTACCGCCTAGAAAATTATCTGGTGTATAGTCTCTAGTTACTGCCATAATTGTCTTTAATATTAATATCCGGGATTTCAATCTCTTTGAGATAGCCCCGTTGCCCATCAACTGTGCCGTGGATGCCAAAAGAAAAGAAATTACCTTTAACAGACTGACCAAAAGGAATCTCAGACACCCGGCCACTAACTTCCGGAAAATCTTTATGCTCATAAGCGTCAGGTTTTATACGTAGTAATGCACCAGGCATACCCTCAGAAACAACGACTGCGCTTTTACCTAGCGACTTTAATTGATTGTAGCCAAAATTCTCATCGTGATACGTCACTGCATATCGAATTGGAGTATCATCAATATCTACATACGTTCCAGGTTTTATTGTCTCAATTACATTACCGTCATCATCGCCCCCAACCACTGTGTTGTTACCATCGCCATCTACATACGTAGAAAATACCTTAAACTCAGACGGATACGAGTGTACTGACCATTGATCCAATACGTGGTTATACTTCAGCACAACGTTAGGGTACTCAACCCCATCAACTGTCAGATCCCCCACTGACCACTTGAACCACCGGGAGTTACCAATACCTGCAATGTTAGCGTGTGCTGACTGTGGAATAGCATCAACCCAGGATTTAATGTTACGCAGACGATCGTGAGAAATCGGCGTCGGTCGCCCACCATTTGTAATGTAAAACCCCTTCGTGTCTCGATCGGACGCTGAGAAAAATGCACACATCCCACCAGCATTAATAATACTTTCATGTGACGGTGTACCTAAGTCAATTAGAGTCTCAGGAAACGCTGAGTCAAAGTTCCAACGCTTCATTGAACGTTCTTTAAAGATCAAAAGGAATCCTGGAATCTTACCAATCCCGGTTAGACCCCCACCACCATCTTCGGGTTCCACGTCAATAAATCCATTACCTGTAGTCCAAGAGATCTCTCCACCAACTGGAGTAGAGGAATAGTACAACCGGTCCGGATTGCTCGAGTCACCAATCAGGTACACCCGGTCCAGCCATTCCAGTCCAATCGTAGGTTCAGCAAACGGGATATTAGCTAAATCAAATACACCACCGGTAGTAATAACTGTCGCCCCGTTATAACTACGAGTAGCATCGGTCCCGTTCATCATTAACACTGAGTCCAAAAATGACACAAACCGCATCTTCTTACCCGCAGTTAGTCCAGTAGTTATTGTTCCTGTACCAACCTTGTACACAGCCGTACCCACAGCTGCAAGCAGCGCATGATTAGAGCCGTCACTGTCCCGGAAATCGTGCAGTCCTAAAACTGACTGACCTGCTACTAATTGGCTACCAACAAGTGCTGAGCCTGGACGAGTAACCGCTGAGCCCAGCTCCACATCAAAATCAACGTTGATTGCAGTCTTAACAACGTTGGGTAAGCCTAAAGATTCATTCAGTGACGACACCATGCCGCCCGAATGATCTTTGTAAAATTGTGCCGGTACCTTAGCCATTACTGTTGGTCGTTACTTAATAGTTTCGGATTAGGTTTGTTGCGAAGTCCACCGCGGCGGATCATCCGGTTAATGTTCGGTGCCGTCTTAGTTTTAAGCGGTCGCATTGTTCGAATTGCATCATTAAGTGCCTCACGGTAATCGTTATAGAACCCACTGTTCTTATCCAGGATGCCATCCATTTCAGACTTGCACCACAGGCGCCACGTTAGGTAATGCGCAATAATGTCATACCGCAAGTAATCAATTACATCTGACTCTGAATCAACCTCAGTCGCAGCAGTGTTGAAATCAACGTACACATTCTGATTATCATTCGCAGCATCAGGTAGTGGCCAGTATTCAATCTGTGAGTTTCGAACTGTATAAAAATATGGTTTCCCCTCAGACTCATTCTGCCAAAGAGTTGTACCGACAGGAACTGTGACAGTAATCGAACCTTCACCACTGGCAGGAATCCCCGTTAGCGCCGCTGTAGCTCCCTCTGAATCAGATAAAGTAACACCAGTGTAACTAATCGTGTGCTTAGTTCCTGCAATATAGAAGCTGACTGATCCAATATCGTCAAAGTCATATGAATTACCCAGAGCCAATGTAGTGTCAGCCGCTGACGCAGCGGTACGAACTGTTGTCTGCCGTACATCGTCTTGTTGTGCATCAAACACTCCAGGGTCCAAATACACTAACCCAGCGTCATCACCAATCCGGACTGCCTCGATCGAACGGTTTGTTTCAGTATCGTAAATAGTAGCTGGCATATCCGCAACATTTTGTCCCCGCTGCGCTTGGTCAGTAATGTAATTGTATACATAATGCTCATTCCATTTTCGCACTTTCCCCTTTACTTCACGCAATCCTTTATTGACCCATCGGACACAGTCTCGAAGGGTAATCTTTTCTGAGAAATCGAGAGACAAGTCCCGCATAGCTGCTTCAATCATAAAACCAACAGTGTCCTCAGCCCACCCGTCGTAATCAACCCCATCTGAATAGCTACCAAAAGTATCAGTATCAGCGCTATAAAATCGGGCAAAGTAAAATCCAGCTGTCTCAGATGTATCTAAATAGATAGCCTCTTTTTTGCGAGCAAGAATATCAACAAAATCCAGAGATGTTTTAGCCCCAGATAGCGTATCAGCGTGACTAATTTCAACGCTATTGAATTCAATGTAATACACCTTCTCACCAGCTGCATGGGCGAAGCCAGTCGTACCTGCTATACCCAAATTATTACCAGAGTGGGAAGGACTTGAAGCTACTTGGATAACCTCAGAATTAGGCGCGAATGGATTTATCCAAACGTACTTTCTTAAAGCAAATCCACCAATATCCTTTACAGTCAAGTCACCTACTCCAGCTGCCATATCAGCTAACAGGTACGTTTCTGCTAAAGCATTTTCAATAACCCGAACTTGATCTATTCGAACTGTTCTATTTTGATGTTGAATTAATGGCTCCATATATTCCTATTGTACTACATCCCCCAGCCCACTCCAGAAACTTTAGGTGTCTTTGGAACTTTGT